CGCGCTGCCGGGACGCTCAGGGACGATCGGCAGGTCGAGGGCGGATACCGAGAACTCGTTCAGCAACTCACGCCGCATGTTGCCAGGATCAGAGAAATGCATGCAGATCGTCCGCCGGCCAAGCAGTGGACGATCCAAGACTCTCCCCCGCCGTGAGAGGCGGCCACGCGTCCTCGCCTACCCCGTGTGGCCGCCTCCGGCGGGCTTATCCTCGATGAATCGTCGGCAGGACGTGGCACGCGGGCGTGCTCAGGTCTGCATACCTGGGATCGAGATATGCCTTCGTGATTTTTGGGCTTGAGTGATCGAGCAGGAGAGTTGGATTGCCTCCCCGTGCAGCGTAGTGACTCGCAGCACAGCGTCTGAGCTTGTGGAATTTTGCCTTCCTTCCACTCCCCAGGCCAGCCGCCGTGACAATGTCGCCGAAACGCATCCAAATGTGCGTGTAGCAGCGATCCCAACGCCAGATCAGGTCCGTCGGCTTCCGCCCTTCGCACAACTTGCCCACGAGCAACGCCGTCTCGTCGGTGAGCGTGTAGAGCCGGTCTCGTTTGCCCCCCTTGCGGTTCTCGGCACGGACGAGCAGGCGAGCCCCGGACCAGTCCTCGACGCGAGCGGCGAAGATCGCGCCGCACCGTTCCGCCGACTCATAGAGGACACAGATCAACGATCGCCAAAAAAACCCGGCCGGCACGTCTCCGATTCGCCCAGGCGTCGCACCGGCGATCGACACGAGGTGCTGTAGCTCCTCGACTGACCAGCACTGCGGAACTCGCTCCGGTAGTCGCGACGACGGCGGTACGCACGGGGAGACGTTTCGGATTCCACGGTCACGGGCAAAGCGACCAAGCGACACTAGCTGGCTTCGCTCCTTCTCGGCCGTGTAGGGGCTTCGTTGCTGAGCCCGCAGGTCGAGGAATCTCGACAGCACGAGATCGTCGAGATCGTCGACGGTGGCCTCGCGGGCGAGATGACGAGTGAACGTCCTGAGGGTGCAGCGATACAGGCGGGCAGTGTTTTCGCTGCGCCCACGCAGGCGAAGGGGGCGGAAGTGGTTCTCGAATAAATCGTTGAGAGTCATGGCGTATCTCCGAGTACAGGGGAGGAGGATACGCATCCGTGCGAGGTAGTCATGCCTCCGTGGGGGGGCGCTCTCCTTCGAGAGAGAGCCCCCCGGGGTATGCCTTTTCGGTCTAATCGTTACAGGGGGGCCGTCTCCCTCGGTTGTCGCCCTTAATCGCGATCCGAATGTCCTCGCCCAGGGCGAGCGCTGCATATTCGATCGTGTTCAGCGGCGAGTCCTCTCTGGAGCCATCGTGCGCGCAGAGCAGGTGATAGGGCAGGACGTCACGGATGATTTTCCGGACGGCCTCGTTGCCGACGACACGGCCCACGCGGCTCTCGATCAAGTCTGCGATTCGCTTGGCATCGTCATAGGCGTCGAGGCATTCGACTTCTCCGACTGCGTCCCAAAACGGCTTCATGCTGGTTCTCCTGGTTAGGGTCACTTTTCCGAGGGGGCGATCCCCACGGCCGGAGAAATAGTGGCACCCCCGCCACTTGAATGCAAGTCCCCAGGGTTCTGGACGGTCCAGAACCCTGGTTTTTGGCTGGAAAGTACGGAAATGAGGAGGCGATCATGGCTGCGGACAGGATTGTGTCGGTTGTCGAGGCGGCGTCGGTCCGGGGGGTCTCCCGCGAGGCGATTATGAAGGCCATCAAGACGGGTCGCCTCTACGGCCACCTATTGTCCGGAAAGGGTTACTTGCTCTCGGCGAGGCAGGTCGAAGGCAAGACGTTCGACAGGCCGGCGTTCGAGAAGCTCTGCCGTCAGTACATCAGCGTCCCGGAGGCCTGCAACATCGTCTGGAAAACAGACGCTGCCGTGATGCGAGACCTCAGATCGGGAAAGATCAAGGGACTCAGAGTCAATCCGAAGTGCTGGGCCGTGCTCAAGTCTTCGGCTGAGGAAGAGTTTCGAGACTACGAGGAGAACGAGAAGCACCGCGTCGGCAGGAAGAGGACTGTCGGCGCCACTCGCTCGCCGCGAGACATCCGAAAAAAGTCCTTGAAACGGAAAGGCCGCTGAGTACAATCGGCACAGTGTTGCAAATGATTATCCTGACCACCGTCGAGGCGGCCGAAGAACTCGGGACAAGCGCGTCAAGCATTTCTCGTGCTGCGAGGAAGGCCAACGTGGGCGTCCGACGAGAAGACGGTCGCCTCGTCGGTGTCAGCCGCAACGACATGAAGGCGATCAAGAAGCTCCTGCGGTACAAGGCTGGCAATCCCAACTTCGTCAAGGTGAAGAAGCATGCATAAAGTCTTCTACAGCGACGACTACTGCCGTGCATCGCACGCGTTCGATACGACACGCAAAGCCGCGTGGATCGCCGAGTCGCTTCGCAGCCGGCCGATTCCTGGCATCGACGTTGTCGAGCCCCGCCCGGCGATGCTCGTCGAGGTAGAGCAGGTCCACTCCCGAGACTACGTCGAGGCGATCCGCACGGGCGACCCGGACAGCGTCGCATCTTCGAGCGGCCTGCCGTGGTGCCCGGACATGCTCACGGCCGTGCTCGCGAGCACGGGGGGCATGATCGAGGCCGTTCGCGAGGCTGCGAAGTCCGGGCTCGCCGGTTCGTTGTCGAGCGGCATGCACCACGCGAGGCGGGATTACGGCATGGGCTTCTGCACGTTCAACGGCCTTGCCATCGCCGCCCATGAGGCCGAGCTTTTGGGGTTCAATGACATCTTGATCCTCGATCTCGACGCGCATGGTGGTGGCGGAACCGCTTCTCTTATTTCTGGGAAAGTACGGATAAGCCAACTCGACCTCGTCGTCGACCCGTTCGACCTGGGCGAGGGCTCGATCGACCTGTCACGGCGGAGCCCGATCGACTACCTGACGGTGCTCGACTCGACGCTTCACGAGTTGTCGCCAGACATCGTGATCTACAACGCCGGCATGGACGTCGCCGTGGGCGACTGCGGCCCGATCGGCTTCGACTCGAACATCATCGCCGCCCGGGAGGCCACGGTTTTTTCGTGGGCTGCTGAGCGTTCGATTCCGATCTGCTACGCGATGGCCGGGGGATACACGGGCCCTGACCGATCTCGCGGCCTACTCGTAGCTCACCACCGCTGCACCATCCGGGCGGCGGAGCAAATTTTCTCTCAGCGTCAAGGAGCGACGGTATGAACTGTGCGAATTGCGTTTTCTGGAACTCGAACCCCGTCATGCAGCCCCCGATGCCGGGCATGCCGCCGCAGATGCCTCTGCCCCAGGGCCTCGGTCAGTGCCGACGCAACGCTCCGTTTCCGCTGCCGATGCCGCCGATGGGCATGCAGCAAATGCCCCCGCTCCAGTGGCCGGTCACGACGGCCAACGACACCTGCGGCGAGTGCAAGGTGAAGGAATGAGCAACGTCGACCACCCTGCCCACTACAACTCGCACCCGAGCGGCGTTGAAGCGATCGAGATCGCTGAGCGGCTGTCTTTCAATCTCGGCAACGCCATCAAGTACCTGATGCGACGGAAGCACAAGGGCCGAGAACTTGAAGACCTGCAAAAGGCCCTCTGGTACACGAAGCGGGAGCACGAGCGGCTCTCGAAATCGCCTCGCGACGTGTGGCCCGGCTCTGGGATTCTGGTTGAGAAGGCCATCAACGTCGTCGCCGCCGAGGATTGTCCGGATATGGCAACCGCGATCGGGCTCCTGGCTCTCGCGAACTGGTGTGACGCGTCGTCTCGTCTGGTGTTCCTCGCGGCGGAGTTGATCGAGGAAGAGATTCAGGAGCTATCGAAGTGATGCTCCTCACGTTCGCGGCCTTCGCGTCGGCCATTCTCTTGTTGTGTGCCGCCAAAAACGGCGAGACCTGACTGAAATTTTTAGGCACGGAGGCCACCGATGAACGAAGACTTGAGTCGATTCGTCCCGGCGATCATCACGATCTCGATCATTGCAGTCTCGACGATCTCCTTTTTCGTCGGCCTCATCATCGGGGCGGCTGCCGGATGAAGAACGCCATTCTCAGGGGCGACTGCCTGAAGGTCCTGCCGACTCTCCCGAGAGAGAGCGTCGACCTCGTCGTCGCGGACCCGCCATACAACATCGGGGTTGACTACGGCAACGGCAAGAAAGCCGATCGCCGCGATGACTACTGGGGCTGGTGTGAGCGGTGGATCGGTTGGTGCTACCGAGCACTCAAGCCGACGGGATCGCTCTGGATCATCAGCGGCCAGGAACACGGCGCGGAGATCGACATCGCGATCCAGCGTGCTGGCATGACGATGCGGAACCGGATCACTTGGCATGAGACATTCGGCGTCTATTGCCACGGGAAGTTCGGCCGCACGAGCCGGCCGATCTTCTACGCGACCAAGTCTCCGAAGGGCTTCACGTTCAACCGCGATGCCGTCACGGTGCCGTCGTCCCGCCAGGAAAAGTACGGCGACAGGCGTGCCGCACCCGGTGGGAAGGTCATGGGCGACGTGTGGACGATCTCCAGGGTCTGCGGCACGTTCAAGGAACGCGTCAAGGGTGTGCCCACGCAACTCCCGACGGAACTCGTGCAGCGAATCATCGGCGTGTCGAGCAATCCCGGCGATATCGTGCTCGACCCGTTTGCAGGTAGCGGAACGTCCCTCGTCGTCGCGAAGGCGATGGGGCGTGAGGCGATTGGGATCGAGTTGAACCCGGACTATGCCGCCATCGCGAGCCGGCGATTTGAAGGAGCGAAGACAGCATGACGACGTGGGAATTCCTCATCGGGGCCGTGGAGAAGTGGGCGATCGCCCGCCAGATCGTCCCCAACTCGACGCCTCAGGCGCAACTGATGAAGACGCTGAGCGAACTCGGCGAACTCGCCGACGCGACGCTCCAAAACGACCGCGAGGGCGTCGTCGACGGCCTGGGTGACGTGCTCGTCACGCTGATCATCTACGCAAGACTTCAGGGCGTCGACCTGGGGGCGTGCCTCGCGTCTGCCTATCAGGTGATCAAGGACAGGAAGGGCACGCTCACGGCCGAGGGTGTCTTCGTCAAGGAGGAAGAATGAGGCAGCTTCTCTACATCGCCGCACCGTACACGAAGCCAGAGCCAGTCCACAACCTGCATGGCGTCTGCCGTGTGGCAATGGAAATCTACGAGCGGACGGAGTGGTGCCCGTTTGTGCCGCACCTGTCGCTCGTGTGGCAGGCGGTGACGCCACGAGACTACGACCACTGGATCAATTACGACCTGCATGTCATGCGGCAATGTCAGGCGGTGGTCCGGCTTCCAGGCGAATCTCCCGGCGCGGACGGTGAGATCGAGGAAGCGAAGAGACTTGGGATCAGAATTGTGTCGCTTGAAGAACTGCCTCCCGAGGCCCTGGAGCACTGGCACCTATGAAACTTATTTCGGAAGCCGTTGGCACCATCGCTTTTATCGCGACCTTGTATCTCATCCTGGGATTCATCGTGATGACGGCGTGGAACTGGTCGATGCCGCCGCTTTTTTCGCTGCCTCGTGCGACGTGGCTCAACGGAGTCGGCCTCGCACTTTTGGCGGCGTCTTTTCGTCCGGCGAATCGGACTATTGCAAAGCCGCAGCAATAGGTGTATGATTGGGCTCCCCTTCAGGAGAAGCCCACATGCCCACCAAGATTCTGACCAAAGCTGACGAGATCGCGACCATCCGCGAGTTCGTCTCCAGCCTGCCCGAAGTGTCCTACCTGCGTTCGGCCCTGGAGCCGTTCGCTGAGGAGTTCTCAAGAGACATCTACTCGGACATCATCCCCCAGGTTCGTGATTCCTGGAACGCCAGGATCGAGGCCGATCGTGAGACGAAGGTCGCACGCGAAGAGCTTCGTGCTGTCCAGGCGGAGATCAAGAAGGCCCGCCAGGAGGCGGCCATCGAGGCGGCCCGCATCCTCCGGCTCCGTGATGCTTTCCAGAGCATCCGGACGTCGGCCGGTGCTGGCGAGCGTGCGATCAACGAGATTGTCGAATCACTCAAGTAAAGTCTGGAGACGATAACCATGTCGATCGAACTCAAGGAACCGTTTTTCATCTCGTCGAGGCTTCTGCCTGCCGTGAAGGTCGGCGGAACGACGGTGAGCATCGAGTACGCCGGCACCCGGCTGCCGGACGGTCGCGTTCCGTATCGGTACTTCCTCGACTTCCCCGACGGGACGGAGCACGTCGGTGAGGACCTGAAGTCGGGAGCGTTCGGGGGGACGCTGCGGCAGGGAATGGAGTCTCTACTTGCGTTCCTCGAAGCCTGCGGCGAGTCGAGAAATCCACGCTACGGAGACCACGGCGAGAACGCGGACCTGTTCCCCGAGTTGATCGGAGACTGGGCGTATCAAAACAGCGACGAGATCACGAGCGTCAGGCTCTGGATCGAGGAGACGGATGGGTGCTGCATTGAAACTCGTTAGGGTCGCTTCAGGTTGGTACGAGACGCGGTGTGGGCGGTACTCCGTCCTCGTCGCGAACGGAGCCTGGAAGGCCGTCGAGAACGGAACACTTGCAAGCGAAGCCTTTCGCACGAAGCGAGAGGCGGTCGAATCAATTGCACGGAGGCTGACGGAGGAACGGACAACAGCGTAGGAGGGAAGGCTTAGATTAACGCTCCGCCGTGAGCGTCAGCGGCTGCTCAACACGGCCGCATCGGTCGCCCAGTCGGAAGGTGGCGAGTAACGTCCGACATAGTCCTTTGCATCTCCTGGCGGGGCCGGCACTGTGCCCAAGCGGTGCCGGCCCCGTTTTGCTTGCCAATGCTGCGGGGTCGGTGTATACTGGATTGTCGATTCGATTGCCACGAAACCGGAGGACATGAAAATGACGACGAAGAGCATTCACACGGCAGCACCATGGTCGATCGAGTGGGGCACGGCCCAAGGCGGAGACGGCCACTGGGTCGTCGACTCCCAGGACCTCGGCCCGCTCTCGCGGGTCGCCATGGTCGCGTTTCACGACGACAAGAACGACGGAGAGACGAAGGCCAACGCCCGCCTGATCGCAGCGGCGCCGGAGCTTCTCGAAGCGCTCATCGCTTGCTGCGATCAACTCGATGGCTGGGTCATGGAGGGGTCGCTCGATCCGGTCGACGCGGCGGCCGTGCGGCTGGCGCGCGGTGCGATCAGCAAGGCGACGGGCGTCGAGAAGCAGAAGCGAATTCTTGGATAACTGGAGCAAACCGATGAAGTACATCTACCACGACGGCGGCCGCGAGGCTGCCGGATACTCGGGCAAGGCCTCGGACTGCGTGTGCCGGTCCATCGCCATCGCCTCGGGCATCGACTACCAGGAAATCTACGATCGCCTCGCGGACGGCAACGCCACGCAGCGTGGGGCGTCTCGTGGCCGCACGGCACGCAACGGCATCATCACGCAACGCCAGTGGTTCAAGGACTACATGGCGTGGCTCGGGTTCGAGTGGACGCCCACGATGAAGGTCGGCCGGGGCTGCACGGTCCACCTCCGGGCCGAGGAGCTTCCCCTCGGTCGACTCGTGGTGGCGGTGAGCAAGCACTACACGGCCGTCGTCGACGGCACGATCTACGACACGCATGACTGCTCCCGTGGTGGGACGCGGTGTGTGTACGGGTACTGGACCTGGAAGGGAGAGGCTCATGTCTAAAGCTGACTACGAAATCGTTCTCGCGTTTCGCGACATCGTGTTCCTCGTCGACCTGGACCGAGGCGGGCGGAGCGTCACGAACGACGCCGAGACTGTCTGGGCCGAGGTCCAGGCGAAGTACCCCGGCCGCCGGCTCGTGTACCGCGATTCGATGGGGCGGTGGGACGAGATTGCACTCGACGACCTGTCCTGCATGTCGATTGTTTTCAAGACGTACCACGGCGACCGCCCGGTGATCGAGGTCTGCGAGTGCTGCGAGCGAGTGTTCAGGAAGTGGGACCGCTGCACGAACGGCCGGTGCCCGAAGTGCCACGACAGGCATTGCACGAGCGGCGGCGAGACGTGCCCAGGTCACGGCCGGCGTTGGCCGGAGGGCGTCGTCGGGAACGTCGAGCACGAGAGGAAGATCGAGGGTCTCAGGAAGAAATATGGGGTGACGGCATGATCTACGCGAAGCACAAACGATTCGTTCTCTACGGCGGCTATCTCGGGAACAGCAAGCTCACGTTCCGATACGATCCTCACGACGACAATTCCAGCGTCGAGAAGAAGATCGGGCAACGGTGGGTGCCTGTGTTCCCTCGCAAGTATCGCTTCTGCGAGGACCTCGCCGGTGAGGCTCGCATTTACGAGGCGAGGGCAAGGCGAATTCCGGAGGACCTGTTCCGGTGTGAGTGGCGGATGATCAGCGATCGGCTCGACGCTCCAGTCAAGGGCTCCGGCGCCGTCCACTACAAGCCGACGAGGTGTGGGTATTTCTGCGGAACTGACAAGCACGTCACCTCCAACGAGCGGACGACGGACGTCCGCAAGGTGACGTGCGATGGATGCAAGAAAGCCATACGGGAGGCTGTGAAATGAAGAAGATCGGCTGGATAACCTGGGGCCTGCCCCAACCGCAGAAGGTCGAGATTGTCGGTCCTCTGCGGCCCGGCAACACGATCGTGAAGTTCAAGGGCGTGTCGCCGTCCGTTCCGGACGAACACATCCACGAGACGGAAGCGGCCGCGTGGTCGAGACTCATCAGAGACGCAGAGAGAAACTTGGAGCACGCAGTCGCGAGGCTGGAGTGGCTCCGCCAGGAGCGAGAAAACTGTTTGACCAATACACCGACAGGGGAGACAATGAACCCATGATGAAGAAACCCAAATACGTTCTGGAGCCGAGCAGCGAGCGACGCGTCGCGGCCCGCGAGGCCGCCCGTATCCTCGACTGTTCGATGGGTCACCTGCGAGCACTGGCCCGCAAAGAAGTCCTCAAGTCATGGAAGATCGGGCCGAGCACGGTGCTGTACAGCCTCGACGAGATCGTGGCCTACGGCACCGAAAAGGCCAAGGGCCGTCGGGCCGGCAAGGTTCGCGGCGCTCGGCCCCAGGGATTCTCGCCAGACGAATCGCCCTGATTTTCAGGGCTTTTCGAGTCTTGTGTCATAGAGACTTGCCGCACACTTGCAATGCACCGAGATCGGTGCTATACTCTTGGGGTCGGTTGGAAAAGCAACTCTCACCAAAGGACACGAACCCATGAGCAATGTCGCCGCCATCCCCGCCTGGAAGAGCTACCGCGTCGGGGCCGAGATCAACGGATGGAAGATCGTCGAGGTCGTCCGCAAGACGACGGTCAAGGGTTACCGGACCCGCATCTTCACTCTCGAATGTCTGGATACGGGCCGTCAGGTCCGCAAGTCGAGCAGGGGCATCACGCTCTTCGCCGAGGGGCAGCCGATCGACTTCGTCGAGCCGGCCGTCGCCGAAGTGGCTGCGGTCGTCGAGGTGAAGCCGGAGCCGGTTGCCGCCGTCTCGGGCAAGGTCCGCCACGCGAACTACGAGGCCCTGCTTCGGGCCGTCCGGGCGAAGGTGGCGGTGTGGCTCTACGGCCCCCCCGGCACCGGCAAGACCACGGCAGCGGCCAACGTCGCCGAGGACCTGGGGCTCGACTTCTACCCCGTCCCCTGCGGCCCGCAGACGAGCGAGGCGAAGCTGCTCGGCTACACCGACGCGGTGAGCAAGGTCGTCCTGACGCAGCTTCGCAAGGCCTACGAGTTCGGCGGCGTCGCCCTCCTCGACGAGATCGACGCAGCGAGCCCGGCGACGCTCGTGACGATCAACAGCCTCCTGGGCAACGATCAGGTGGGGTTCCCAGACGGCACTATCCGGCGGCACCCCAACTTCATCCCGATCTGCGGCGCGAACACCGTTGGACAGGGCGGCAACCGGCTGCTCGTCGGCCGGAATCAACTCGACGGTGCTACGCTCGATCGGTTCTGCATCCTGTCCTGGGAGACCGATCCTGCCATCGCAGCGGCGGCTGCGGGCCTGCCGGCCTGGGCCCTCGACGGCTTGCCGAAGCCGAAGACGGTTCGGTTTGAAACCGACGTGACGGCCGAGCAGGTCTCTGAGCGGTGCATCGCATTCGCCCAGTTCACGGTCAAGGTCTTCAACGTCCTGGCGTCGTTTAACGGCTCGATCCGCGCCTACGTCGGCAACCGGGCATTCATCAACGGGACCGCCCTGATCCGCCAGGGGTTCTCGGTGGCCGACGCCGTGGATGCCACGGTCTGGAAGGGCCTCGACGGCGACACGCGGGCGAAAATCGAAGCCTGCTTGTAATGCACCGAGGTCGTAGGTATAATGAAGCACCCCCAGGGAGACATCGACAAAATGGCACACACTGAGCAATCCTTCGAGACGTTCGAGGCCTTCATCGAGGCCGCCTGCAAGCCGACGTCGGACCGCGAGCACTCAGGGCGGCCCGCCGGCCGCAGGGAGTGGTACGGCACAGAGACCTTCGAGGAGGCTGTGTCCCTCGCTAAGACAGGCTGGAGAGAGGGCGCTGAGAAAGCCTCCGCCCTGCGTGCGTCGATTGCCGGCGCCGTCAATGATCTCATCGCGGCGAGGACCACGGCCTACTCCTACGACGTGTCCGGTCAGTGGGTCGACGTCGGCCTGCACCTCTCGGGAGAGCCTGAGTGTTTCGGGGTCGAAGACTCGGGCGAAGGCCCCCGGCCAGTGGTCAAGCTGCTCTTCAACGCCGCCGCCAGCGGCTCTGTCGACGCCGGGTCCCTGATCGCCCGGGGCGTGGCTGCCGTAGCTGCGATCGACATCCTGGAGTCGACAGGACGCCGTGTTGAGGTCTGGCTCGTCAAGGGCGGGCAGCGGAAGCGAGGGGTTGGGACGCATGCCATACGCGTGCTCCTGAAGAAGGCAGACCAGCCGGTCGACGTCGACCGGATAGCCTTCGCCCTGGCGTGCCCCGCCTGCCTGCGGCGGCTCCTGTTCTCCGTTCAGCACAACGCCGGATTCGCAGCCGTGAGGACGCTCCCCCACACCGTCCCCACCGACGGCGAGTCGATCCTGGTGCCTCACCTCCGCCGCGAGTCGGGGGTCAGCCGGGCAGACCTCCTGGCCCATGTATCCGAGATTTGCCGACAGGCGGGGGTCGCGATCGAGGCCCCCTTGTAATGCACCGAGACCGGTGGTATGATGCTGGGGTCACGAGGAGAAATCGACATGCCCTACAAATTCCTTCGAGTCACGAGCAACGACGGCCGGTGCGAGAAGTGCGGCACGGCCTGCCCGAAGCGTCGGGTCGAGGTGCTGCCCGTCGACGCCGACGGCAACGCCTGCGGGCCCGTCCAGCTTTGGGGCGTGAACTGCGCCGCCTTCGCCCGCTACGGCAGCAAGTCGCAGCGGCACCAGTCGAGCGTCGTGGCCGAGGCCAACGAGACTGAGCGGCAGCGGGTCGCCTGGGAGCACCAGAAGCTCTCGCGGGTTGCCGCCGTCAGCCGGAGCTACGACTTCGGAGTCGTCGTCGTGTGCGGCTCAGGCGAGGGCAACGACAGCCTGGGGAACGTCGCGAACAGGCTCTACCATCGGACCGGCCGGAGCCTCGTCGGCAGCTACTTTGCTCGTGGCCCCTACGGCGAGGTTGTGCGGGTCGACGGCAGCGACGCGGCCGACGTGCAGTTCTTCGTGGATCGTGGGTATGTTCAGTTCACCAACCCCGTGGAGGCTGCGATATGAACAAGCCACAAAGGCTGTACGAGGTCACCACACCGGCTGGCAAAGTGCTGCCGCTCCGGCGAGGCCTCCAGTTCCGCCACAAGCGAATCATCGACGCCCAGTGCGTCGTCACCCGGGTGTGTCGCGGCATGGTTTACTACAAGGTCCTCCCCAATAGCTCCAGCGACTGCTTCCCCGTCGACCAGTTCGACCGATGGGCCGAAATCGTCGGGGAATAGCCCCCCTTGCAATGCACCGACGTCGTGCTATACTTGAGACACCCCAGGAGAAATACCATGACCGACCTCAGCATCCTCTCGCCCTCCGAAGTCGACACGATCTACCTCAAGCGGCTTGCCTCCTACGACCGTGCTGCGAACGCCCTCGGCTATGCGACCGACCGCGTCCTCCGCGAGGCGGGCGACGTCGTCAGAGTTCAATACTCAAGCCGAAGCTGGGGCAGTCACATCGTCCGCAAGGGCACGACCCTGCCGAGCTACCCGGTCTACGCCGACGTCCAGCCGCATCTCCTGACGGTCCAGGAGTGCGTCGACGGCCGTCTGGCAACGGCCGACAGCCTGGACGCCCTAGCGAGGGCCAGTGTCGTCTGCCAGGAGGCCCGGGAGGCCTGCCGTGAGGTCGAGGTCGAGTACGATCGCCGGCCCTGGAGTCGCTACTGGCTCGTCACGTCGAGCGACGGGCACATCCACCGCTCGTGCCGCTGCTCGACCTGCAATAAGGGCCTCCGCCGCACGGGGTTCGCTCTGACGCCGTTCCTGAGCGGCAAGTCTGACGCCGATGCCGTTGCCGACCTGGGCCCGGCGCTGTGCTCGGTCTGCTTCACGGACGCCCCTGTCGAGTCGAAGGAACAGGCCCGCATCCCGGCCTGGCTCGCCCTGGCCCTCGCCGAGGAGGGCGTCGAGGCCTTCCAGAAGGCTCGCCAGGAGGCATCGGCGAAGCGGGCCTCGCGATGCCCTGGCTCGGGCCAGCGGGCTCTCCCTGGCCGCAACGGCCTGTGGCACCGTTGCCCGGCCTGCGGCGACTCCCTGTCTGCCACCCCGACCGGCAAGGTCCGCCCCCACAAGCCGGCACATTTCTACATCGAGAACAACGACTACAAGGCCTGGAACGGCTCTGCCTGGGGCCCCCGCACGAAGGCCGCGATCTACGGGTCTTTCGACGAGGCCGAGGCGGTGGCGGCCAAGCTGTCCGAGGCCGGGAGCCCCTGCAAAACACGGCGGAAATGAGGCCCTTGCAATGCACCGAGGACGGTGCTATACTTGGGGCAGACGGGACGAGACACCACTCACCAGGAGACGAGACATGAACATCCACTTCGACATCAACGCGACCAGCCAGACCGAGTGGTACGACGTCCGGTGTGACGAACTGCCCGGCCAGGAACTCGGCTACATCTACCTCTGCGCCGGTTACGGCGGCAGCTACTGCTACACCATCAAAACGCAGTCGGACTACAAGCGGCATCGAGGCGCCCTTCGCAGCCGCCTGTTCAAGACCCTCGACGAGGCCAAGCAGGCCGCGACAGCCACCGTCGCCCGCCGGCTGAAGCAGGGGCGGGACGCGGAGCCCGTCAAGCACGGCTGCGGCCACTACTACAAGTGTGGCCCGAGGTGGTACTACGTCTACGTCGGGAGCAATGGCGAGGCCCTCTGCTACCCGCAGCCGGCGGCCTCGAAGAAGGACGCCCTGGCGAAGCTCCAGGCCGTCCCGCTCTGGGTCCAGCACCCCGTGGACATCGTCGACGGCGTCGTCCGCTGGAAGTCCAACGGCAGCGTCCCGCCCGCCGACTGCCGAGAGAAGCTCCTGGCCGAGGGAGTCCGATTCGACGAGGCCAAGTCTGCGGCCGCCGACAAGGCAGACTTGGAGGCCCTGGTCGCCGAGTACCGCAGCCGTCCCCGGGACGACAGCCCGGAGGCCCAGTTCGAGCGACTTGCCGCGTTTGGGCCTGGGCAGGTCATCGTCGACGTTCTCAGCGGCCACCGGTACGAGACTTGAGGAGCCCCCTTGCAAACCACCGACATCGGTGCTATACTTGGGGCAGACGGGACGAGACACCACTAACCAGGAGACGACCCAGTGAGCACTTTCATCCGACAAGCGTTCGAGACCTACAAGCGACTCTTCGAGGCCCGTCAGGCCGCCGTTGCCGCCGGCCAGTACATCCTCCAGGGACCGTCCCTTGTCGGCTACCTGGGCGACGGCGTCACTGAGGCTGTGCCGACGTGCAGGGACCTCCAGAAACGGTACTTCGAGGCCCAGGCCTCGCTTCTCGAAGGCCTCGATGCCGTGATCAAGTCGAAGACCGGATTCGCCGGCTCATTCGCTGCCCTGGTCGACGCCCAGCGGCTGCACGGGTACGTTCCAACGATCCGCCCCGATGGCGACGACGACCTTGCCGTTCTGGCCGATGCCTACGACTTCGCCGTCGAGAGACAGGCCCTGTCGAGCAAGTGCTACCGGGGCGTCCAGGCCCAGGCTGCCAAGCACCGCACGGTCCACCTCCTCGACGACCTGGGGGTCTACAAGGCGACCCTGAAGCGGAACTTCGCCGACAACGACCGGGGCGCCGAGTTCGACCGCGACCGGGAACTGCTCGCCCGGCGGACGCAGCGGTACACGCTCGAAGAGGCCGAGGTGCTCCTCGGGTGGTGCGTTTCGTCGCACGACGAGTGCGTCGACTCGAACCCCGATGAGTTCAGCCCGATCGAGGTCTACACGTCCCGTCAAAAGCTCCGCCGGTGGGACGATGCCAGGGCCCGCCTGGATGCCTTGAAGGCGGCCACCGCCTGAATTGTCCGGATACACCAACCCCCAGGAGACTTGACCGTGAACGCATCCCCAGTCACCACGTTCGCAAAGCTGGCCGAGTCCGCCGGCTGGCGGTTCGAGACAGCCTGGACCGACCGTGAGCCCAACCCTGAGGCCCTGGAGATCGCCGGCGCCCGCTACGCCACGCTCGTGTCTGCCGACGGGCTCGTGAAGGTGGGGCTCGTCGGTACACGGCTCTACTACCACGGCGGCAGGGTCTGGTGGGGCGACCCCTGCTTCGACATCGAGGCCGACCGCGTCACGGTCGCTGGGATCGTCGTCGACCCGGGCCACCGTCGCCAGGGGCTCGGGACGGCCGCCGTGCGGTCGCTCGTGGACGTGGCCGACCAGGGCGGCTTCCGGCTGCTCCTGGAGGCCCAGCCGATCGGGAAGGGCATCAGCCGGCGGAAGCTGGTGCAGTGGTACAAGGGCCTGGGGTTCGAGCCCGCCTACCCCGGCGAGGGCGAGACGATCTTGTGTCATAGGCCGAAAGCGGCCTGTTGACAATGCACCGACCCCGGTGTATACTTGGGGGACGACGGACGAAACACCGCTTATCAGGAGACCTGACAAATGGCCGCAAGCAAGTTCAAGTACCAAATCGAGAGCCACAAGTCTCACGTCGCTGAGATCGTCGACGGCAGGCTCGCAGGTGTCGCAAAGAAGTCGTTCGAGGCGTTCTTTGTCTCGGCGGAGGGCTACAGGAAGTTCCTGGGCGGAGCCAGCACGCGAGAAGAGGCTAAGGGCCTCTGTGCCGCAGATCGGGCCGCCAGACTTGCTCGCGAATTCCTTCGAGCCAGCGGCGACGCCCGCAAGTGATCAAATTGTCCGGATACCATCACCATCAACAAGGAGACGACCCGTGAAGATCAAGAACGCACACGACCTCAATCAGTCCAAGTTGCTCGACGCCATCAACCGCAAGGCCGCCGTGGCCCACCGGGCCGCCGACGTCGCCAAGGGGAATCTGGCCGAGCGGGTCGCCTCGCACGCCGCCAGTGGCATCAACACGGCAAGCGATGCCGTGAAGCTCGCCCGGATCGCCAGGAACTGGCACTGGGTCCTCCAGTGCGCCGCCAGGGCCGTCGCGGACGGGGGCACGGACGTATCCGGCGCCGTGACGCAGTGCCAAGCCGGTATCCGGCGGTCGATCGAGTTCTACGCCGACCAGGGGCAGGGCACCTGCCCGTTCCACAACGCGGTCGCCTACGCGGAGGTCAAGGGAGACATCGAGACGCTCAGGGAGATCGAGAACCTGCCCGGCGTCGACGGCTGATTGTCCGGATACGCAGAACCATCACCCTTAACCAGGAGACTTGCAAGTGAACATCGACAAGCCGATCCGAATCGAAGCGGGCAAGTACGAGTATCGCGGCTTCACGATCGAGCGGGCCACGAACATTCGCGGCTGCCCCTGGATCGTGAAGGGGCGTGGGCTTGGGTGGCAGCCCTGCTTCAAGACAATCCTCCGTGCATGGCAAGAAATCCGCTACTGGGAGCACACGTTCGCCAATGGCGGGAGGCTCTCGCCGGCCACGCTCAAGGCCTTCGCCCCCGCGAAGACCATCAAGCTGCCCCCTGCGTTCTACCAGGACCACTCGGAGCGAGACTTGCCCACACCTGAAGACATCGGCAAGGCCAAGTCTTACGTCCTGGTCAGGGCCGACGACCCGGCCCTGCCTGAGCTTCTCAACGACGCCGAGTTCTACGCCGACCCCTGGGGGCCCGACGCCGAGTGGCTCGGCGGGCTCAAGGCCTCAGCCAGGGCGACGATCCGGGCCATCCGGGACGTCACCGGCTGGGACGACGCGAGCGAGACGGTCAAGCGGCTGCGGAAGCCGAAAAAGGCCTGATTTCAGGCCCCTTGCCAATACACCGATGGCGGTGTATACTTGGGGCACGACGAACGAAACACTAACCAGGAGACGACCCGTGAGCGACCCCCTCAAGAACATCATCGAGTCCGCCGGCTTCGAGGACGTGGCCTGCGACGTCCCTGTGTCCTGCTACTCCCTGCCCCTGACGTTCCGGGCCTTCCACGCCCTGCGCGCCCTGGACCACGGGCTCATCGGCACGCCCGACTATCTGGGCATCGCCTACTTCTGGGCGCACGAGTACAAGTTCTATCTCCGCGAGGCGACGCAAAAGCAGCGGAAGATCGTCCACGATCTGTTCCTCAAGGCGGGGCTCGCCCTCGACGGGGTCAGTCCAGAGCACGCCGCGATCGTCGAGAAGCAACTCGGCAAGCGGCTCAAGAAGGTCTACGGCTGATACCATCCACCCCTAACCAGGAGACCACCCGTGAACACCCAAAAGACCATCACATTCGGCAAACGGCACAGCGTCGCGGTGACGTTCTACAAGGGATCGGACGGCCTCTGGCACGCCCACGGTGGGCTCCTGGTCGTCCCAAGGAAGAGCCTCAAGGCAGCCCGCGCGGCGGTCGCCAGTCGCCTCCAGAGCCTCAGCCGCCTCGGGCCGGGCTCGAAGGTGAAGCTCTGGGGCTCGACCTGGAGGGTCGTCGAGTGGCAGCCCGAGAACGGCAAGGGCGGGGCCTACTGGCTCCGGAACTCGAAGGGCGAGGACGCCGTGGCCGGGCCCGACAAAGTGGAGCGTGTGTCATAGGCCTTGCCAATGCACCGATCCCGGTGTATACTGCACCCAGACGACGACGAAACACCACTAACCAGGAGACATCGAATGATCATCTACAGCGTCGACAAGCCGGGCACCCCGAAGGTTTCCAAGGGAGACCTGGAGTACACGAGTCAAAAGCACGTCGCGTTCCAAGGCCTCTGCCGGGTCGAGGCGGCCGCCGAAGAGTTCTTCGGCGGCAGTCGCTCGAAGCCCTACGTCGGCCGCGTCCTGGAAAGCCCCACCTGGGGGAAGCTCCTGGCCGAGGCCAGGAAGGTCCAGCGGGCCACCCGGGACGAGCACCACGTCTTCCTGGAGGGCGCCAGCGTCCGGCACGTCGAAGGCAGCGTCCAGGTGATCGAGCTTTTCTTTGGTTCCTGAGGCCCCCTTGCCAATGCACCGACTACGGTGTATACTTGGGGCACGACGAACGAACTACCCCCAACCAGGAGACGACCAGTGAAGAACAAGGCCACAACACGAGCAACTCGGACGGCGAGCGGCGATTGGAGCTATCGCGGTTTCGTCATCAGTCAGGACTACCGCACGAAGCGGTGGGTGGCTATTAAGGATGACTCGCTGCACGGCACGGAGATTTTTTGGGCGAACACGCTCCGCTCTGCAAAGATTCGCGTTGATGAATGCCTTGGCGTGCCGCAGTCTTGATTGTCCGGATACGATGACCGCCCCGCCCCCCCCGCCTCAGCCAGGAGACGACCCGTGAAGACAGCGACCAAAATCGAAATCGGCACCACCTACCCTCACTTCTGGATCGACCGCTACGTCAACGCGGAGGTCGTTTCTCGCCGGAAGGAAGGCGGCCGGTGGCTCTGGAAGGTTCGACTCACTGAGAGCCAGCAACCGGTTCGCCGCGTCGGCGGATTCCTGGATGGCTCGATCGTTGAGTTCGAGTACGGCACGGCGAGAATCGCCCCGACGATTGAGTACATCAACAGCCACCCGGCGTTTGGCCCGGCCCGGCAGGGGTCTGCCGTCGTCCAGTGGATCAAGTTCCCCGGCGAGAACCAGAGCCTCGCTGGCGGGCTGTGGTGCGAAGTCCGCGAGCAAGTCGTCTGCGGCGGATCGCGGCCCACCCACTGGCAGAAGTGTGAGTACGGCACGGTCGAGGCCCTGCTCGCCAGCGGAGACGCGGCTCAGGTCTCGTGTCAGGAGGCCAAGTCTTCCACCTAACTCAGCAAGCCCGCGACATCCTGAAGTACGCCCAGGCATCCACCCACGTCCAGAGACACTCGAAACTCGAAGCGAAGGAGGCGGCGACGTGAACAACCCCGAAGAAGTCCGTGAATGGGTCGCGTCCCTGCTCGACGGCGATCTGGCGAAATACCTCACCAACGCCGTGCTCGAATCGTCGCCGCCGGCCTGGGGCGACGCCGCTGGCTGGGAAGATCACATCGCCAGGAGCGACTTGTGGCTCCTGGCTCACGCACGTTGGCGACTGGACCAGCAAGCCATTGCCGGCGTTCAAGTCTGGCTCCACGGCCGTGGCGTCCGCGTCCACTCATCCGAGCGGAGCCTGGACGTGTTCTGCGTCGACATCTACGAGTTCGATCGAGTCCTGCACCAGGAGGTGACGAAGTGATTGCATACACCACAACACGAGCCCGCTTTTCAGACCCCAGTCAGATCACGCCCGGCAGCATCGTGAGACTCGGCGGGGGGCTGTGCAAAGTGATCACGCCTCGCATCCTGGAGTGCTGCCACACGGGGCGATGGTTCGTCGACGCGCGAGCGTTTCGAGGAGGCGAGCACGCCGAGCCGGTGAGAGTCGAGTACGTCGGCGGGCGATGGGACCCGGCCGTCAAGGCCCTGATCGAGGAGGAAAGCAAATGCAAAGACTGATCAACGCCCTCGTGCTCGTGCGGCTCGGGCAGGAACTCGGCGCCGACACACCCCTCGCCCGAGCCATCGCCCAACTCGTCGAAGAGGCCCTAAAACTGGGCGTTTCATAGCCCCCTTGCAATTCACCGGCCTCGGTGTATACTCCAGGCAGTTCCCCAAAACAGGAGACATGACCGTGAGCAACGAAGTCGCGAAGATTCAGGCAGTGCTCGAAGTCACTCAGGCCGAGGCTGAGGCCTTGCACTGGTGGTTCGTCAATAAGGTGTTCGTCGAGCACCGCACCGACGAGCCGGCACACTTCTACCTGTCCGAGTACCTCACGTCCGAGGACCGCCGCGCGATCCTAGAGCGTGCTGGCGTCGCCTCGGCCGGCGGTAACCTCGTCCGGCAGAACGACGACGGGACGTTCGTCGAGAAGTTCCGGATCATCGGCACGAACGAGTGGGTCTACCGCGCGGCTCGGGCGACGAGCGGCGGGAGCTTTCAGGGCTACTCGTCGTTTGGGCGGACGTGCGGACTCCTCGTCGGATACGTCGGCACGGAACTGCTCCCTTCCGATCTCGACGCCCTACCGGCGTACTCCACCGAGCGACGCGAGGCCGTCGACAAATGGCACTCCGAGCGGTACGAAGCCGCCTACGCCGCCATTCACACCGCATTCCCAGAGGCGTGTGGCGGAAGGCACAGCATGGGGCAGGTCACGCTCTGTGGAATTGATTGACGCCAAAGTACGGATTCGATTACCCTCTCGCCTCCGAAAGGAACCTGACCGATGGCCCACGAAACGCTCGACTACACCGAGTTCGCCCGCCGCTACTGCGAGCGGCATGTCAACTCTCCGACCCGTCTGGCTGAGACTCTCAGTCAGCAAGTCGGCCTGTTTCATCCCGACGGCTGGATGCTCCTGGAATGCCAGGACTTCTCGTCGAGCCGCTTCGGGCACTACGTCATCCTGCCCTATGGCGGGCAGGCGACGTTCAAGGAAATCCCGGACCGCCCGATCAGCCCCCGGGGCCTCGCGAGCGACATGAGCGTCGTCGTCGCGGTGCTGCCGGCGGACAAGCTGCCTTCGCAAGGAGGTGGCAAGTGAACGCAATCAGAATCATTCACCCGCGATGGGAGGACGGCGCCCTCGTGTTCGACGACCCCGCCGTGGGGCTCGTTCGCGAGCCCTTCGTCGCGGGGGCTGACGTGGCGATCGGGCTCCTGGCGAAGAAAGTCAAAGGATGCAGCCGCGAGTTTTCGCTGCTCTTCTCAGACTCGCCGTTTCCAGGGCATCAAGCGTCGATGAAGTGGCAGAGCGAGGAGTACGGCGGCAACTGGTACTACTGCAAGCAACTCGGCATGAGCGGCTGGCTGTGTCCGGCGCTGCTCAAGTATTTCGATTCCGCACCGAAGAATCTGTACCTCCAGGTCAAGCGAAAGGAGTCTTGATGATCACGATCGAGAGACATGATGAGTATCGAGTCTCGGAGCGTGTGGTGCTTCGCCCAGGCGACTTGTTCCGCGCGACCGATGGCCCGTACTGGCGGTCAGGCAAGGACGAGATCAGCTTGAAAGCCCCAGGCCCGTATCGCTTCGTGTCGTTTGCGAAGCGAGGCGCCGTCGGCTGGATCGAAGCGTTCGACAAGTTTGGCAACTTCACGGTGCTCCACATCGAGGGCCGTCGCAAGAAGATCGACACCGCGATCGTGGCTCGTCCGTACCGTGTCATCGGAAAAAAGCGGCCTCAATTGCAACGGCTTGACAATAGGAAGAAGGGTCGCTAGAATCTTTGGCAGTCAGTCAATAGTCCGGAAACGATAACCCATCAGGAGAAAGAAACCCATGAGCGAAAACAACAGCAAGCTGTGCCTGCATGCCGGAGCGGAACTCGTCGACCGTGAGGCGGTCGACGCGGTGCTCACGCCGAAGGCGACCGAGACCTGGACGCCGGTGGCCCACGGGCTCCTGGTCGACAGCGTCGAGAACTCCCTCGCCGGGAGCGGGCTCGCCGTCGTCGATCGGGCGTTCGCCCTCACCAAGGGCGGCGACCGACTGTTCGGGCTTCTCACGCTCGGCGGCGAGGATGGTGGTGGAGACTACGCGTTCACGATCGGCATCCGGAACAGCCACGACAAGAAGTTCCCCGTCGGGCTGGCCGCCGGAAGCCGTGTTTTCGTCTGCGACAACCTCGCGTTTTCGAGCGAGGTGGTCATCAAGTCGAAGCACACGCGTTTCATCCACGATCGTCTGCCGCGTCTCGTGGCCGACGGCGTGGCGGGGCTCGTGCAGCACCGACATGTCCAGGCCCGTCGGATCGAGTGCTACAAGGAGTTGGAGGTCCGCAGTCAGGCTCACCTGCATGACGTGGTGCTCAAGGCGTACCGCGCCCAGGCGATCCCGGCTCAGGCCATCGCCAAGGTGATCGAGGAGTTCGAGGCCCCCCGCCATCCGGAGTTCAACGACTGGACTGGCTGGAGCCTTTTCAACGCGTTCACCGAGACCCTGAAGGGGTTCGGCGAATTGCAGCGGCGGACGCAACGCCTGCACGGCGTGTTCGACGCGGAGGTCGGCCCGAAGCTCCTGGCGGTGTAGTCTCAATGTCTGGATACGAGGCGGGGCGAATCGTCGCCCCGCCTCGGCCAGAATTCATCAAATCACGAAGGGACACGACAGTGAAGAAGAAAAAGCAAAAAAGCGAGTTCGCGTGGCCGTTCTCGAAGTGGCGGCAGGACTGGATCGCCGAGGGCGACCGGCTCATCGCCGAGGCCGAAGACTTGATCGGCGGCAGCCCAGGCGAGGCGAAGCCGATTAACGTTCGGCAGTGCGTGTACCTGCTCCGCGCCGCGAAGCTGTACTCGCGAGCGGCACGGTACTACCGCCAAGCCGGCCTGGGGCTCATGGCCCAGGCCTCGTGGCAGGACGCGGCAGACTGCTACCTGTCGCTCGGAAAAGAAGACGCCGTCGCCTTGTGTGAGGCGAAGGCGAAGGCGATCCCCACCTATTACGACGAGGAGGAAGTTTAATGTCTTTCGTTGCAAGCGTGTTTTTCAACAACGAGCGAGAGTTTGGAGTTGCGGTGAGCAAGGTCGAGGTCCTTGGAAAAACCGATCGAAACGTCGCCTTGTCGTTCGAGACCGGGCACATCTCCGTTCGTGGGTTGGACGAGGTCTGCGAGACGGCCGATGAGGCCTGCGACAAGGCGATCAAAGAGATCGAGTCGAGAAAGGCCAAGCTGATCGAATCGTATGATTCCCTCCTGGAGGACGTGGAAAAGAAGCGGCAGGCACTTGCCTCCGCTGTCGTAGTCGGTTAATCTCCCTTCCCACAACACAAAGTACGGATACAGGTAGGCACAGAGACATGGACGTCCCCCCGTGGGGGCACCAACAGTCCGGATCGGACTGGCTGGTGTCTCGACAATTTGGCTATTTGGGCCACGAGGTCGGCTGCGGCAAGAGCCGCACGCTCCTCATGGCCGTCCGAGACAGGCGACTCGTCCTGCTCGTGTGCCCGATCGCCGTCGGCCCTGCCTGGATCAAGCAGGTCAAGCTGTTCGCCGGCGACCGCAGCGTCGTCGTCGTCGTCGAGGGCTCGGCGGCGAAGCGGGCGAAGGCCATCCGCGACTCGCTTGCCACCGATGGCAAGCTGCTCGTCGTCGTCAACTACGACTCTGCCTACCGGGGCGAGGTCGGGAAGGCTCTGCAATCGACTCAGTGGGACGCCATCGTCTGCGACGAGTCTCACAGGATCAAGTCACACACAGGCAAGGCATCGAAGTTCCTGGCGAAACTCGCCAAGGACAATCCGCAGTCTCTGCGGGTCTGCATGTCCGGGACGCCGACGCCCAACAATCCGCTCGACTGGTTCGCGCAGTTTCGGTTCCTCGACCCGTCGGTGCTCGGCGAGAACTACCACTCGTTCAAGAATCGCATAGCGATCACGCACCCCCGCTATCCGGGATGGATCACGGGCTTTAGAGACGAGGCTCTGGCCTCGCTCAGGACGCGAATCGACGAGCACATTCACCGGGTTAAAGCCGACGACGTGCTCACGCTGCCGGACGCGATTCACACCACGATCCCTGTCACGATCAACGCGACCGTCAGGAAGTTCTACAGCGACATGGAGGCCGATCAAATTGCCCGCCTGGAGCGTGGCGAGGCGGTGACGGCCGCGAATGCGATGGTGGTCGTCGGCCGGCTCCAGGCCGCTGCCAGCGGTTTCGCCCGCGCGGATGGATCGGACGTGTTCGAGCGAATCGCCGGCGAGCCGGACAAGCGGCTTGCCCTTCGAGAGTTCCTCGCGGATTTCCCGCAGCGGGAGCCGCTCGTCGTGTTCGTGAAATTCATCGAGGACCTGCGGGAGGTCGCCGAGGAATGCAAGGCCGGCGGCCGCACAGTGTCGCTGCTCTGCGGGGCGACAAAACAACTCATTGACTGGCAGGAAGGCCTGACGGACGTGATCGTCGTCCAGCAACAGGCCGGCGGCGCCGGTGTGGACCTCACGCGGGCGAGCTACTGCGTGTACTACTCGCTGTCGCACAGCCTGGGCGACTTCGAGCAATCGCTCGGCCGGCTGCGTCGCCCAGGCCAGAAGAACTGCGTCCGCTACTACCACCTCGTCGCCGAGGGCACGGTCGACGAGGACATCTACAACGCACTGCAATCAAAGTCGGACATCGTGGAGTCGATTCTTTCAAACCTGACGAGGAGGGTGGCAGCATGATTACGCATAGTCTGGATACAGGACTTCGTGTCGACTACGACATGGCGAACGAGGTCTATCACGCCGAGAAGAACCACAAGAGCCGGTCTCAGGTCCACCGCTATCGCGGCGTGCTCGGCGGCCGGGCCCAGCGGTACGCCGAGGTCCTGGGCAAGTCTCTGTTCTCCGGCAACTCGGCCACGAGCTTCGGATCGCTCGTCGACGCGGCGTTCGAGGCAGTGGTTCGTGGAGTCGACTGGCGGTCTCGCTGTGTCGTGCCCCCGCCGGGTGTCCTCGCCTCAGACGGCAGTCGTCGAGGCAACGCGTTCAAGGAGTGGCGTTCGAGCTTGCCCGTCGGGGCCGTCGAGTGCTCGGAGTCTGACTTCGGCAAGTGTGCGGACATGATCGCGAGCCTCTGGGAGCACAAGGCCGCGAAGGCCCTGATGGATCAGGTCGCACACTCGCAGATGAGTGTGTTCTGGGCCGACGCCAACGGGCACAGGCGGAAGGCTCGTGCCGACGGCGTGACGCGATCCGGCGCGTGGTTCGACCTGAAGACGACGAGCAGCGAGTGGCGGGAACTCAAGTGGAGCTTCCGTCGGTTCGGCTACGACTGGCAGGCGTCTTGGTACTCACAGGCGGCGGCAGCGGCCGGTGCTGATCCGTTCGTGTTCAAGTTCATCGTCGTGCAGAGCTTCGCTCCTTACGACGTGAAGGTCGTGTCTCTCAAGCCCGAGGCCATCGAGCGGGCTCGGATCGAGATCGACGAGACGCTCTTCGAGATGCATCGTCGCGAGCAGACCGGCGAGTACGTCGCCGAGTCGTATCACGAGGAAGAGGTGCTCGACCTCGACTGAAGTCTTTAGCGACCAGAACCCGTCCGCGTCGCGGCGGTGTGTCTGTTCGTTGGTTGGTGGTAGGTAAAGAAAGGAGTTGACATAAATGTCAACAACTCTTGCGGTAGCTGGTTCGTTCCGTGCCCTCGCTCCTAACAGCGAGATCGCGGAGGTCATCCAGGCGAACCTCGGTGGCGGTTCGCTGCGTCGGTCGGACCTGACGTTCGTCAAGATTCCGACGGGTGGTAGCACCCGCTGGAACTGGTCGGTCGCGGGTAACGAGTTTTCGGAGAAGAGCATCACGGGCCTGTGTGTCGTGGCGACTCGGACGGAGTACAACCTCTGGCCGCAGTCGACCGCGACGCCCGGCAGTCTTCCGTACCTGCGTTCGCTCGACGGTGTGGTCGGGCACAAGGTCGGAGACGATCACGGCGACCTGGACCTGAAGGTCCTCGAAGCCGCGAAGAATGCGGACGGCACCTATCGGTGGAAGGACCTTTCGTACTGCCAGTGGCAGGACCGGACCCCTCCCCGTGCGAAGCCGTCTCGCGTGGTCGGCGTTCTCCGCGAGGAGGACGCAAGTCCGTTGTTCGTGCAGATTTCTCCGACGAGCCTCAAGCCCGTCGAGGACTTTCTGCGTGCTCTCGCTGCTCAGTTCGTCCCGCACTACCGTGCGATCGTCGAACTGACGCTCGAAAAGCGGAAGGGTGCTCGGGCCGACTACGCCGCGATCGTGTGCCGCCATGTCGGCACGATCGGACAGGATGAGGGTGAACGGGCCAAGGCCTTGTTCACAACGTCCCTCACGCCTGTGTTGACCGGAGGCATCTCGCAGATCGCCCCCCGGTCGGCCGACAACGCGGTGCCCTTCTAGTCGATTGTCTGGACACGAGTAGCGGGGCTCGCGGCACTGGGTCGCGAGCCCCGCTCTGTGTCGTCTCATTTTTTCAAGGAGGAATTCACAGTGCCCTACGATCCCAACGAAATCTTCGCGGCCGCAGCCGCTCTCGCCGCTCTCGGAATGAAGGTGGTCAAGCTCTACGGAGTCCGCGAAGACGGCTCCTGCACCTGCTCGAAGGGCCGCGCGTGCCCGAGCATCGGGAAGCACCCGGCCGGCGACGGCTGGCAGCATCTCGCCACCGACGACGAGGAGGAAATCTCGACGTGGTTCGAGGACGTGAATGACAACATCCGCTGGAACATCGGCGTCCGCCTGGGGAGAGTCTCTGGCATCGTCGACGTCGAGGCCGATGACGAGCACGCCATCGAGGTGATGAAGCGGTTCGGGCTCGATCAGATCGACACGACGGCCTACAAGGGCTCGCGGGGGCCGCACTACTTGTTTCAATACGACAGCGACCTGCCGGACGTCGGCGTCGTCAAGGTCGACGGTCTGGAGGTCCGGATCGGCGGCGGTGAGATGGCGTCTCAGTCAGTGTTCCCGAAGTCGTGGCATCGGACGGGCGTGCAGTACGACTGGCTGCCTGGGCGGTCTCCTGAGGACGTGAAGCCGGCAAGGCTGCCTGACGAGTTCAAGGAGGCGGTGATCGCCAACTCGAAGGCGAAGGGATCGGGGGTCATTCAACAGGCCCGCGACATCTTGGCCGGCGAAGAGAAGGTCGGGGAAGGTGGGCGACACGCGTTCCTGCTCGGGATCGCATCGTGGCTCGCGCAGCAATGCCGAGACTTCTCGGACTCTGACCGTGTCCGCCTGACGACGATCCTCAGGTCGGTGAATCAGTTCAAGTGTGCTGTCCCGAAGACAGACGAAGAGATTCGCAAGCTCGCGAACGATCAGTTCGACCACTATCGAAACCGTCACCTGGAGCGGAACGCACGTCGACCGCTGGAGCAATTCGGCCTGGAGTGGGACCCGGTCGCGAGGGAGTACGAGCCGGGCCAGTGGCATCTGGCGGTCGTCCACTCAGACCCGACGATGTACCGCCTGATCATCCCACACTTGGAGCGAGGCAAGGGGTATCGACCGTATCAGATTCCCCTCGACAGCAATCAGCTTCTATCGCCGAAGGCGGTGGCGGCCGCAGTGCTGGCAGTGACAAAGAAAATGGACCTGCACGATCCAAACCCAGGCCGCTGGAACAGTATCTGGAACGGCGAACAGGTCGAGAACGAGGCTGGCGAGCGGAGACAGGTCCGGAGCCTCAGGGCGAAGCTGCTCGGCTCGTGCTCTGACGAGCATCCGAGCGAGGACGTTATGAGGTATGCCTACGTCGCAGGCCAGTTGCTCAACTACCTGCGTGGCTTCGAGAAGTTTACCGGCGACCAGGAAGACGATCTGCCCAACCCGAGCGGCGTCCCCAAGTGGCGTCGAGTCTCCAGGGGCGGCGTCTCCCGGGACGAGTTGTGGCTCAAATGGGGCGAAACCTGGGACCGTGTCCGCCAGAAGAACAACTCGATCACCCCGAAGGACATCTCGGACCTGCGGTCGAGACTCCTGGAGGCGGTGGGCGAGAAGGAGTTCGCCTCCGAGAAGCTCACCGTCGCCGGGACGCTCGGTCGGTGGCGGATTTGGGGAGACGCCCACATCCGCGCCCTCGAACGCCTGTCCGGCATCTGATGGCAAAAACCGCGAACTCCATATAGGGACTCTTTTTCATCCAGACAGTTCCAAACAGAAGTTCAAAGTTCAAACAGTAGAGAATGTTGTCTCGAAGTCTTTTAAAGATAAGAGTTTAGGTCCTTATATAGAAAAGAACTTTTTTGTCCAAAAGGCTGGTTCAAGGAGGGCGGGATGGGAATCCAGGAAAGATGCATAGGCGGGGCAGGAACGGGAAAGACGAGGCTCATCGAGGCCAAGCTCACACAGGCTCGCGAGGAGCTTGGCCTCGATACGGACGAGGTTGGCCTCTGCACGTTCACGCGGGCGGGGAGGCAGGAACTATCGGAGCGGGTGGCGGCCTCGTGGGGCGTCGACGTTGAGGCCCTCACGAAGCACGGCTGGTTTCGGACGGCGCACTCGATCGCCTTCAAGCAGTCCGGGGTCGAGGAAGGAGCCCTGATCGAAGGCAAGGACGGCGCCGAGTGGACAGGGAGGGCCATCGGTGCCCGCATCTCGATCTCCAGGGGCCGCGATGACAGCGTCGATTACGAGGCCACCGACGGAGACAGGGACGCAGTCATCAGCCTCCAGGCCTGGGAGTTGGCACGCCAGACCCTGCGGCCCCTGGCCGGCGTGATCGAGGAGCATAAGAAGCTCGGAGACTCAACCGTCACCGTGTCTACGGCCAGGGCGTTCGTGGAGAAGTATGAGCGAGCAAAGACTCGCGAGGGACGCCTCGACTTCTCTGACGTCGTGAGTCGGTTCGCTGGCGTCAAGCACACCATCGACGGCCCGGTGGAGGTCGCCCCGATCGGAGACGTGCCAGAGCGTCTCAGGGTGCTCGCGATCGACGAGGCCCAGGACTCTTCGGCGATCGTCGATCGAATCTGCCGACGACTCGCAGCGTCTCCAAACATGGAGCGAGTGTTTCTGGTGGGCGATCCCTTTCAATGCCAGCCCGCAGGGACTCCTGTCCTCACAGATGGCGGGTATAAGCCGATCGAGGAACTGGATGAAGTGAACGATAGGGTTGCTTGCTACAGCAAGAAAGAAGCTCGCGTATATCGTCGCTCTCGATTCCAAAAGGCATGGCGAGAGGTTGACTCTTCTGAGCTTTTTGAAATTACGTTCGACGATGGAACGAAGAGCCTCTGCACGAGGAATCATCAGTGGCTCGTCCGCACAAAGCGAAAGAGAGTTTTTGCAACCTACCTGATGAAAAAGGGGAATAGGTTTCGTATCGGAACTGTGCAGATGTTTGCAGAGCACAAGCCGGAATTGTCTGAGAAGGTGGGAGACTTCAGGCTCAAGATACGAATGAATCAAGAAAACGCAGAGGCGGCCTGGGCGCTGAAGGTTTTCGACACAGACAAGGAAGCCCGCGTCTACGAACAGGTAACTTCTTTTCGGTTTGGAATTCCGCAGATCACGTTCCGGCCGCCGTGTGGATGCAAGAACAACCTTGACGCGGAGTTCATTGAGTGTGTTTTTTCAACGCTTGGTGACTTGACGGAAAACGCTGAACGATGCCTCGCAGCACATTCTCTTTCAATTGAATTGCCTTTTCTCGTGAAGGGAGACAGGTCGAAGAATGGGGGCAAGGCGTGCAGGAAGGTGTATGCGGCAAACCTGATCCCAGGAATCCACGTCGCGCCGAAGCTATCCGGCGACAGCATTGAATGGGTGGGCGTCGACTCCATTCGCCGGTGCCGCCCGGGAGAGAGGGTAGTTGTCTATAGCCTGAACGTAGAAAAGCATCACACTTACGTCACTACGAACGGGATTGTCACGGGCAATTCCATTTTTGGCTTCGGCGGCAGCGACTATCGGCATTTCATGTCGTGGGCGGCCCGCGAAGAGGTCATGCCGCAGAGCTACCGATGCCCGGCTAACGTGATGGCCCTGGGCGAAAAGTGTCTCCGCCAAATGAAGCGTGGCTATCTCGACCGCAAGATCAAGCCGGCATCGCACAAGGGAACGGTCAGAGAGGCCGGGACCATCGAGGAGGCTGTTAATCGGATCGACCCCACGAAGTCGACACTCGTACTGGGGCGGTGTGGATTCGCGCTTCAGGAGTACGAGTCGCTCATCAAGGCACGCAAGATTCCCTGCTCGTGGATCGACAGGGCCCACGGCGTCGCCTCATTGGCTGGATACCAGTGCCTCTGGAACTTGGAGCACGGGCAGATCGTCAGCGGAGAAGAGTGGTCGGACGCAATCGCGATGATCGCCGTCGCGAGCAAGTCTCTCGGGAAGCTACTGCATCACGGAGAGAAGACAGCGTGGAAGCAAGGGAAGCGTGCGAACGTGGACTTCATTCGTCCAGTCGCCGAAGACCTGTCTCTCGCCGGCTGCACTGAGCCGCTCGCCCACCTGATCCTGGGAGGCAGGTGGCCTTCGGCTCTCGAAGACAAGCACGCCGCTAGGGCCGCTGACTGGAGAAACGCCGCGATCGCGCATGGGGTGGACGTCGCCAGCAACCCGAGGGTGAAGCTGTCGACGATTCATTCGGCGAAAGGGTGCGAGGCAGATACGGTGATCCTGAGCACTATCTCCAGTCAGGCCGTCGAAAACGCTCGGCTGTCCCTCGATGAGCGGCATGACGAAGAGTGCCGGGTGAACTATGTGGCAGTCACACGGGCGAGAGAGAATCTCATTGTTGTGGCCGATGGACGCCAACATCGACTGGAGATTCCCATATGAACGCTCTCTTGCTGTTTCTTGTCGCTGCCGGAACGATCGACCCTGGCACGCCGGACCAGAAGTACCTGGACTACGGAAGCCAGTTCCAGTGTGTCGCCAGGATCAGTTGCCTCGACACCGAGACCATGATCCCCGCGTGGGCGTCCTGCGTGATCGTGGGGCCGAGGCACGTCGTGACTGCGGCGCACGTCGTCGACAAGGCCGAGGCCTGGGTCGTTCACGTCGGCGACGAGAAGTACCCACTCTCAGAGGTGCTGGTCCACGAGAACTTCCGCAAGACCGGCATCGGGTGCTGCGACATCGCCGTAGGGCGTGTCATGGGCTCGAAAGAGTTCGACCTCGACTTCTATCCCAAGTTGTACGGAAACGACAACGAGGTCGGGAAGGTCGTGTCTATCTGCGGACACGGCATCACAGGAACTTTCCTGACCGGATGCGTGCTCGCAGACGGCCGGAAGCGGGCCGGCAGCAACGTCATCGACTACATCGACACCAACAACCTGATGGTCTGCTCGGTCGGAAGCGGAGTGAAGACTGAGCTTGAGTACCTGATCTCTCCTGGCGACTCAGGAGGCGGCCTGTTCATCGGCAATGAGCTTGCCGGCATCAACTCGGTGGTCATGGCAAACGGGCGTTCGCCCATGTCGAAGCTCGGCGACGAGTCTGGGCACACGAGGATCAGCAAGCACAGGGAGTGGATTCTTGAGCACACCAAGTAGCGGACTCCTGTTCGAGGTCGCTCCCGAGGAGCGGGACGGGCAGACAAAGAAGAAGCCGGCAAAGAAGACCCGGAAGGCCGCAGAGGATCAGCACGTCTCGACGGCCTCCGAGTGGGTGCCGGACGACAGGCCGTTCCTGGCCTCGATCGACGGCCATCACCAGTGCGAGCGATGCGGAATGACGGTGCTCGACCTTGCTGACGTGAGAAAAGTCGACGGTAAAGTTCAGTGGCTGTTGCAGTGCGGCTGGGGCTGCCTCGCGATGCAGTTCGTCGACCCGATTCCCGGGATTCTCGAAAAGATCGACGAGGAAGAAACGAAGAAGGACGTCTTCCAGGTTCGCGGAGGCAGGTTCGACGGCCAGACATTCGACGAGATCGAGGCCGGCGGCCATCGCTGGTACATCGAGCAGCTTGTGAAGGCAGGCAAGAGAACTCACCTCGCCGAAGCAGCCGCGAAATGGCTCACAAAAACCCGTTGACAAGATTTATAGTCTGGATACCATAACCGCTCGCCAAGGATCGGCGTTCAGCCTGAGGGCTGGCACGACGGACCGCCAGCCCTCAGGTTTTTTCATGCCCGAGATTCTCGACAACTGGACTGTCCAGCAAGCCTGGGAGCAGGTTCGAGGCGACGCCCTCCCCCCCAGGCCCGAAGAGATTAAGCAGGAGTCTCTCTGCGAGATCGACGCCGTCATCGCGTCTTACTTCGGCGACACGAGTCTTGAAGGACGGCGTAAGGCTGCGGCAGCCGTTGCGTACATCTGGCCGAGGCTCATGGATGCTCAGCTTCCAAGCGGGCCAGAGACAGGCCAGCAAGAGTACATCTACCAGGAAGTCTCGAAGTCGCTGATCAAATACTGCGAGGACGACGAGGACCTGCCTTTCGCCGACATTTGCGGCGCCCTGATGGCGTGGGACCTCTCCCTCATCGAGCCCGATCAGTGGTTCATCATCTGGGACGCCATGGGCACGTCAGAGTGCCACATGAAAAACCTGCTTTTGTGGGACTTCTACAAGCTCGCAGGAGCTTATTCCCGTTTCTCTCGAATGGAGTGATTCATGCCCGCAGGCCCGCAGCAAATCATCGCAATTCTTCAGTCCTCTCTCTCACTGCACTGGGCGGCCGTCGAGGCCTACACGCTCCAGAGCCGGCACTACGCGACCTACGGCTACGCGAAGCTGGCGGCGAAGTACGCCGCCGACGCCGAAGAGGAGCTTGGACACGCCCAGGCAATCATCGACCGCCTGGAGTTTCACAACGTCGCAGCCGAGGCACAGCATGACTCGGCAGAGTGGCCTCGACATGACTTCGTCGGCGCCCTCGAAGCCAACTACCAGTTGGAGTCGTCCGCAGCCGAAATCGAGCGGGGCGGCTTCTCGATGGCGATCGAGCTTGGCGATGCAGTGGCGGCGGACCTGTTCAAGGGCTTGCTCGCCGACAGCGAGGCCTCGCTCATCCAGATCGAGGCCATTCGTCTGATGATCGAGGAGATCGGTCTCGACAACTACCTCGCGAATCAGGCGTGAGCATATGGTAGCCCGCGACCCAATCGCCGATCTTCGTGAACTGAACCCCGAGGCCCTCACGGCCGACGGGTTCGACGGCGCGATCATTGGCTACAGCGTGAGCACGATCCGGCCGCACATCGTGATCTACGACGTCGACAAGTGCATCGATATTCTCGTGGATCGAGAAGGCATGAGTCGCGAGGACGCCGAGGAGTACCTGAGCTTCAACACGCTGTGTGCGTGGGTGGGTGAGAACACGCCGATGTATGTCAAGGTGACGACGTGATCTGGACTCCGATTTCAGAAGCGAAGCCCGAGCGAGGCGTCGTCGTTCGTCGGTCAAGGCAAAGGAGATTGAGATGCTGTCCGCAGTTTGCGATGCCATCGGAAAGCGAGTGATGGCAAAGAATTTCTCTGGGAAAAAAGAAGTTTTTCGTTGCCCTTTTTGCTTTGAGGAAGTGATCCTCAAACGGGGCGCTCGAAGGACTCATCACTTCGCACACAAGACTTTATCGGCTTGCGCTGCCGGCTCCGGCGAAAGCGCGTTGCATCATTTGGCAAAGATTGAGATTTACGAATCGCTGACCGCAAGCCAGGGTGTTTTTAATTGCGAAGTAGAAAAGCGAATCGGAAATTCGATTGCAGATGTTTTTGCCAGCATAGGAGGCGCGTCCGTAGCAATTGAAGTTCAGAGAAGCAACTTGAGCGAGGAAGACATATACCGTCGCACTGAGGGCTACGGCAAACTTGGCGTTTCAGTCCTTTGGGTTTCGCTGCATAGAAAAAACAAGAAGCCGGAGTTGTACTCGCCAAGACCCTGGGAGCGCTGGTGCCACGCGCTCTATTTCGGGCGAATCTACAAGTGGGTTCAAGGAGACTTTGTCAGGCCCATTCACCTCAGTCCATACGAATACTGGGCGGGGGGCGGAGAGTGGTATGACTCTGACGGAGAATACAACTCAAGTGAGCCTTACTTGAGAACGTCGAGAAGGTGGAAGGTTCCAGTCCCTTCAAGCGACCTGAGGATATCGAGCGATTTCTCTTGCAAGAGAAAGTCGGCGTGTTCTTTTGGCGTAATGAAATTTCCTAATTGCAGCATTTTCATGGACAAGCAAAACAGTTGGTGGAAGAAGCAAAAAGCATTTTAGTTTTCCCGGCCACGGAAGGCCCCGCATGTCAGTCAAATCCCTAGCCAAAAAACACGTCCACTACTCCGAGCGTCTCGACCCTCGCGAGGACCCGTTCAGCACCAATCGAGTCACGGGCCGATCGCTCAACTTCCCGATCATCGGGACGTGCAACCCCACAAAAATCTGCGCGGTGACCTGCTACTTTGCGAAGGGACCGTCCACCTGGACGGCAAGTCTCAAGAAGCAGCACCGCCTGATGAACTCGATCAAGGACGACCCGGCCGGCGTCGCTGCCAGGATCGTGAAGGCGGCGAGGCGGAAGAAGCTCACGTTCATCCGCTGGACCGGGGGCGGAGACCTGTTCGAGGAGTTGCTCCCCTGCATCGACGCCGTGGCCGTTGCGATGCCCGACGTCCCGCAGTGGATCGTGAGCCGCATCCCGAAGCTCGCGGCCAGGATCACGCCCCGCAAGAACGTCTACCTGCACCTGTCGGTCGATCGCTCATCGTGGGATCGGCTCGATGAGTTTCGCTCGATCGTCCCGGACGGGCTTCAGTGGTTCTGGTCTTACCAGTGCGACAAGGGCGAGACGCCGCCGTCGCCGGACGTGGCGCCTGTGATCTTCCGGGACGGATACGACCCAATGGGTGGGCAATTGTACGGAAACGATTGCGCATTGAACGCTGCGGAGGACATCACCGGCGTCTGCGAGACATGCAGACGCTGCTTCGACGGAGGGGCCGTCGAAAGGGCGAAGGAATGCCGTGGATTGTCTATGAGACCAGAAACTTGATCAGTGGCTCCATCTACGTCGGCGTCAGCAAGGTCGGGAAGTCTCGCGAAGACTCCTACCTGGGGAGCGGCAAGGCTCTGCTCGACGCCGTCGCAAAGTACGGACGCGAGCACTTCGTTCGCACGACGCTCTTCGAGTGTGAGACGGCCGACGAGGCTTATCTCATCGAGGCGGCCGTCGTCGACGAGGCGTGGGTTAAGCGTCCTGACACTTACAACCTCAAGACCGGCGGCATGGGTGGCATGGGGTTCTCGTCCCCGATGCCAGAGTCGGCGAAGGAAAAGATTCGTCAGTACAGGCTCGGCAGAAGGCACACCGAGGAGACGAAGGCAAAGATCAGTGCCGCCGCGAGAAACCGCGAGGTGAGCGATGAGACTCGCAAGAAGATTTCGGAGTCAGTGAGCCGGTCGAACTCTACGAGGACGGTGACCCAGGAGACTCGGAATCTCCTGGCTCAAAAGCAACGCGAGGCCTGGGCGAGGGGTAGGAAGTCACACAAGGGAGATGGCCCTTGAGTCTTCGATAACGAAGTCGATCGTGGCGTCCGCAAAAGCTCGCGGGTGGTGGACTTTCAAAATCCACGGCGGGCCGATGCAGACGAGCGGAATCCCAGACTTGCTCTGCGTGAAGCATGGCAAGTGCGTGTTCCTCGAAGTGAAGCAGCCCGGGAAGAAACCGACAGAACTTCAGAAGCATCGGATACACGAGATCAAGTCGATCGGCGGCGGTGTGGCAGAGGTCGTGACGAGCAGGCAGGAAGCAGAAAGGATTCTCGATGAGACAGATCACCCTTGCGTGGCATGAGGCGGCGATGGCCTCGGACGTGGGTCGCATGAGACACCTCGCCAGCATCAAGGCAGGGCTCCAGGACGCCCACGGCTTCACCGGCGACGGCTGGAGCGAGCATATCGAGGGCGCCTGCGGCGAGATGGCCGTCGCCAAGTCTCTCGACCGCTACTGGGACGGCAGCGTGAACTCTTTCAAGGCTGACGACCTGCCTGGGCTTCAGATTCGGACGCGAAGCCAGTCTCACTACGACCTGATCATCCGCAAGTCGGACAGCGACGACTCGATATTCGTACTCGTCACAGGCAGGTGCCCGCACTACGTCGTGCGTGGCTGGATCAGGGCCGGCGACGGGAAGAAGCCAGAGCACGAGAGAGACTACGCCGGCCGTGTCTCCGCGTGGTTCGTCCCCCAGTCTGCCCTTCGGCCAATGGAGGAACTCTGATGGGCAGTATCACGTCGAGGGGAAGCTGGCCCCCAGAACCGTCGCGAAGGCCGATCGTTAGGACAGAAAAGCGTCTCGTGATGCAAAACGGGAAGTGGGTCTCGGAACTCGTGACCGTGACCGACTACACAATCGATTGGCCGAGCCTGCGGTGCTCGGGCTCAAGCCGTTCGGCCGTCGATGACACTTCGTCGCTTCAGGACTCAGCAATCCGCGCAATGGAGGGCGACTGATGGTCCGCATGGAATGGAAGGGCTCTGTCGAGCCAGCGAAGGCAGTGAAAGTGAAGACAGGAAAGCAGCCTGCCGTGAAGGTAAGGGCCGCCGATCCTGCCGTCGTGAAGATCAACGCCGGCAAGAAAACTGGTTGACGCGTTGTACGGATATGCGTACCCTATGGGCCGCATGGATGCTGTTGTTCTCACCGTTGGCACGCTGAGCGAGCAGGACGCGAAAGTCATCGTCTCGTCGATGACTCGCCCTGACTCCGATTTTCAGCGAGAGGTCTCCGCTCGCTGCACGGCGACTCCGGTCGCGATTGTGCGAGACGGAGGAAGCCGCGTGGCCTCTTGGGCCGCCACTCACATCTGGCATGGCAAGCAGACGCTCGAAGGCTTCACAGCCGAGCCGCTCCGCCGGCGGGGGCTTGCGAGGGTTGCGGCGTCGCTGCTCGTGGCGGACGGGCACATCGACACGAACGAGCCTGTGTGCGTCTTTGCACCGTACTGCGTCGAAATTGCACGAAGCGTTGGATGCCGTGACGTTCGACTGTTCGAGCGTCGTGGCGAAGAGTGGGTCGAGAACTCGTAGCTGGAGAATTTCGCATGAACGTCCTGTTCCTGCTTTTTGCGTTGGCCGGTGAACCGTGCTCGGTTCTGACACCCGGCGAGAGTCAGATCGTTGAGAAGACGAATCAAGCCCGTGCGACGGCGGGGCTTCCGCCGCTCGTGATCGACTGCCGGCTGATGGGCTCGGCCCGTCGTCACGCCAACCGCATGGCGAGGGCCATGTCCATGTACCACTCGACAGGCGTGACTGAAAACGTGGCGACTGGTCAGCCGTTCGCTGCGGACGCCGTGGTGGTGTGGCTCAAATCGCCTGGGCACCGAGCGAACATTCTCGGCCGCAGCTACCGGCGTGTCGGCGTGGCTGGCGTCGTCGGCCCCGATGGCAAGACCTACTGGGTGCAGCAGTTCGCACCGTGACCGTCCCCTCCGGTGGTTCCGTTGCCCTCGGCTACTGGGTAGGTAGCCGGGGGTGACGGGCCATCGGGTTTCTCTGAGGAGTTCTCATGTTCTCTTGGCTAAGGAGGGTTTTCGGTGGGCGACAAGCAGTTCAAGGAGTTGTGGGCGTCGAGCACGCCGACCGAGATCGCGAAGCTGTGCAACGTGTCACGAAGCTCGATCTACCAGCGGGCGAGAACGCTCAAGCTCCCGCCGCGAATGGAGATGGACCTTCCGGACGTCGAGAGACCAACAACAGACGAGATCGAGGAGATGACCGCCTTGATAAGGGCAAAGTGGTCCGACGAGGAGGAAAGGCGGCGGCAAGTCGGAAGACTGCAAAACGGAAAAAGGTGGACCCCCCCGCTCATCGAGATCGGCGAGATTGAGGCCCCGACCTATTCGAGGATTTAGCATGATCGTCAGTTCAGAGCCGTGGCTGTCGAATGTACCTCTCCCTCCGTCGAGGGCCTTGGCCGTCGACATCGGCGCGAACCGTGGCGAATGGTCTCGGGCTTTGTCCAGCGAGTTCCAGAAAGTCGTGGCCGTCGAACCCGACGAGCGAGCCTACTCTCAAATCGGCGAGATTCCGCGAGTCGAGGTCGCGCCGTATGCCGTCGGAGAGAAGACCGGCGTGGCGACTCTCTTCAAGCGGCCGTCTCCCGACCAGAACTCGCTCCTTGAGTCTCACCCGATCGGGGCCGCCGGCGGAGCCGAGGCTCCAGTCGTAGGCACTCAAGAGGTGGCCGTCGTATCGATGGACGACCTGCTTCCCGAGGGCGCGGACTTCGTCAAGATGGACATCGAGGGCGGCGAGGTTGCCTCGCTTCGTGGGTGCCTGAAGCTCGACAACTGGGCCAGAACGATCTTCGTCGTCGAGTGCCACGATACGTTTGCAGAGGTTTCGCGGGAGCTTCAGAGACTCGGCAAGAGTGTCGAGCGTATTCCGCATCCGCTGCCGAGCCATCCAGGCCACTGTTGGGCGGTGGGGACGTGAAGCGAGCAGTTGTATCAATGGCCTTTGGGCCATATTGGCACCGGATCGCCGACGTGTCGTGGCCTACGCTGGAACGGTATGCCGAATCCATTTCGGCAGACTTTGTAGTCGCCCGGGAGATTCCTCCTCACCACAAACACGCGGCAGCGTGGGCGAAACTCATCATCATCGCCGATGCATTGTCTGAGTACGACGAGGTGCTCTGGCTCGACGCCGACGTTGTCGCAGTGGGGTTCGGCCGGTCTGCGTTCGATGAGGTGCCTGAAACGTCGAGCATCGCTGCCGTACTGCTCCATGACAAGCCTGGGTCGGCAACGAAGCACTTCAATACAGGCGTCATGGTCGTGAAGCGGATCGCTCTCTCGACTCTGGTTCAGGCGGCTCTTCAAGACGACCTCCGCGACCACAAGTGGTGGGAGCAGGCAGCGATCCATCGCGTCTGCGACGACATATTTCCTCTTGCCGATTCGTGGAATGTCTGGACTGGGGTCGAGGGCAAGGTCAGCGATCCAATGTTCATGCACGCGTGCGGCCTACACGAACCCGGCGAACAACTCGCGAAAGTCACGGAGTGGGCGAAATGATCCTCGTCACCCAGAAGTACACGGCCCGCGACTCCGCGAGGCAGAGCGAGTTGGAATCCTGCCTAGAGGCGAACCGGCAGTCTCATCTGTTTTCGCACATTCTTCTCCTGGACGGAGACGCAGAGCGATGGACTCTCGGTTCATTGTTCGACATCTGCCACGAGCGATTCGCTGGCGAGTTGTGTGTCGTCGCCAACAGCGACATCGTGTTTGACGAGTCATGCAGTGGAGCGAGCGAGCTTCTGCCGCCAGGGGGCATTCTGGCTTTGACGCGGTGGGAGAATCAGTGCTCCCCGAGGATGATCGGCCATCTCCACGAGGATCGCTTCTACAGCGGCTCGCAGGACTCGTGGTTCTTTCGTGCCGGCAGCGTCCCGAAGATCGAAGACGAAATCCCGATGGGTTATATCGGCTGCGACAACGTTCTGGCGGGGTGGGCGGTCAAGCGCGGGGTCCGCATAGCGAACCCGGCTATGTCACTGCGAACGTTTCACCGTCACGCAGACGAGAGCCGGCCGGAGAGGCCAGCCGTTTTCGGATACTACGGATACCCGGAACTGACATCTGAGAATCTGTCCGATTTCATCCTGTGCATTCAGGTGGAAGAGGCGGGCTTCCATCACCTATGCAAGTTCAAATAAGCCTCGCGGACATTCACCGACACGACGTCGACAGGCTCCTGCCGCCTGACGAGGAGTTCGCTGAAGAGTACGCCCACCGTGTCAAGCTCGGCCGGCAGGCCGCTGAGCATCGCACGGTGGCATTCGTCGCCATCTGCCGCAACGCGATGCCGTTCCTGCCGTTCACGCTTCAGCGTGTCGAGCAGGCCTCGAAGATGTTTCGCCACGCCTGGACATTCATTTACGAGAACGACTCATCGGACGAGACAAAGGATTTTCTCGCCCACTGGAAGGACTCGGGGCCTGACCGCTACTGCGAGATGCGGAGCCATGGAAGGCCACACCTGAACTTCACGAAGGCGACCGAGCGAACTCTTGCCCTCGCAGAGTATCGAAACCAGTGTCGCCTCTGGGTGGCCTCGAAGACGAACGCCGACTACGTCGTCGTGTTCGACACCGATCCCTGGGGCGGCTTTAGCGTCGACGGCATCGCTAACACGATCGGGCACCTCGAAGAATTCGGCGAGTACAGCAACGCGTCGGGCATGGCGAGCTACTCGTGGTGCGAGTGGGGGCCGCCCGTCTGGTCGCAGCCTACGCTTTGCCATTACGACGCATGGGCATGCCGATGGACGTGGTGGAAAGAACGCCAGGACATGCTCTGGTTTCATCTTTGGCACCCGCCAGTCGGATCGCCGCCCGTGAGGATGAACTCGGCCTTCGGCCAACTGGCCGTGTACCGCGCAGCGGACTACATAGCCGGCCAATACGCGGGAGGTGATTGCGAGCACGTTCCATTTCACAAGTCTCTGGGAGGGGATTTTTACCTGAACCCGTCGAGCCGGGTCGTTTCCTTCTGGATACCCAAGGATGAATCCCAAGAAAGTGCAGGTAGCCGTTTGCACGGTGACCTTCACGCAAATGTGGCTGGCAGGGACGCCAACCAGGATCATCGCTGAGACACTGAAAATCTCGGCGGATCGCGCTGACATCACTCGCCGAGAACTCAAGCTCCCCAGGCGTGAAAGCTGGCACGGCAGCAAGGCCGGGCACCGCAAGGCCTATCTGCCGTCCAAGGCCGAGATTCGCCAGAAATGCCTGGAGTTTCAGGCAGGATGGAGCGAAGAGGAGCGGAATCGCCGAAGGGTTGGCTGGAAGCCGCCCGATCCCGTCGAGGCTCGCGTGTTTCCCGAGGCCATCTTCGACGTTCAGGGCGACGTGACCGGTTTCTTAGAAGACCTCGCCGACTCTTCGGGTGGTTGACCCGAGGACGATAGTCTCGGGATAGGTAGGCGTTGCATGGAGGCACGCGAGATGAGCGAGCAGAACTACGGCGACACCCTGTCGATCTGGGAAAAGATTCGCATTCTCCAGGAATGGGCCCCCATCCTGACCTACGTCCAGGCGTTTCTCGCCACGGCTGACTCGCACGACAAGGCCGTGATCGTCGGTGACGCGTGCGAGTGGCTGGCCTCGAAGACGAAGGGAACGAAGGTCGACGACGAACTCGTTGCCCACCTGACCGCGATCCTGCGGTCGCCGCAGGGCGAGTCTTTTCTGCGGTGGCTCGTGGCGAAGGTCGAGGGCGACAAGTGATTGACTATGAATTCATTTTTCGCGCCTGTGCCGTTGTGGCGGCGGTTGCTGTCGTGGCGGGCCCCCGTCTGGTGGCAGCAATTAAAAAGGTCCGCCTGCCCTCCCCCGCCCCGGGAAAAGCAGTCGAAATGAGCGACGCTCACACGATCCTGGAGATTGCCAGCCGCCTCAAGGTGGCCGGCAATAAGAAAGGCGTGGCTCTCTGCCAACAGTTGATCGACGTCATTCTCCAGCCGGAGGGGAAAGCGTGACTTGGCGGAACCTGATCGTCGTTCTCTTGTTGGCGTTCGGGGTGTTTGGCGTGCCATCTGCCCCAACGTTCAATCAAGTTCAGTCAATCTCGATTAGGGAGCCTTCGAGCGAGATGAAGAACGCCGTCCAGCCTGTTGTGAAGATCGTCAAGGACATGAGCCCGATCGACAGGCTCTGGCTCCAGAACGTGTATCTCAACTGCGCACGGGTTGTCGCCGCCGACGGGATCGTCGACGAGCCGACGGTCACGACGACCGACTCCCTGCGAGCCGTCCACGTCGCCGTGCTCGGCTTCATCTGGAAAGGGATGGCGAACAACTCTCCTGGCAAGTATCGAGGCCTGTCCGAGGCCATCGACGGCGTGCTGTCGGGCGTTATCGGAGACGAGTCCCAACAGTTGACTGCGGAAAAGCGGCAGAAGGCGGTTGACCTGTACGAAGCGATTGCATGGGCAGGGCTCGGAAAGGACGCGTAAATGGCCGCTCCGTGGAGGCCGCAGGGGTATGTCCCAAACCCCAAGGCCACTGAAAAGTACGTCTCCAGCTTGAAGTGGCCCACGCTTGCCGAGGCCGGCTCCAAGCTCAAGGCCAACGACAACGCCGACGTCGTGCTCTGGCCGGCGATCATCCGCATCAAGCCGACGTACTCTCGAGTGGCCCAGGCGATCGGTTCGTGCGTTGGGCATGGTTTCGCTGGAGCGGTGGACGCTCTATCCAGTACAGAAATTGTCGTTCACGGCGAGCCGGAAGACTGGCCCGGCCGATGCCTGGAGGCATCGATTTATGCGTTGAGCAGGGTCGAAAGTAGGGGCCTCACGCGAAACTACGGCGGCGACGGAAGCTACGGAGCCGCTGCGGCAGAGGCCGTGACGCGGTGGGGCTGCCTTCACTACGACGTCGACTACGGCGGCAAGGTCTTCAGCGAGTATTCAGGCACTCGCGAGAAGCAGTGGGGCGCCTCGGGCCTGCCCGACGAGCTTGAGCCGTTCGCGAAGAAGCGGCGAGTGAAGACAGCTACGCTCGTCGAGAACTTCGAGCAACTCTGCAAAGCGATCTCTAACGGCTACCCTGTCGCCCAGGCCAGCGTCCAAGGCTTTGTGTTCAAGCGTGACGAGGCCGGCTTCTGTAAGGCCAACAACGCCGGATGGGCCCACTGCACCTGCTTCATCGGAAAGCGAATGGGCAAGCGGCCTGGGGCGTTGTACTGGCAGTCCTGGGGGCCGAAGAGCAACAACGGTCCGCACTACTCCGGCATCCCAGGGAAGCCCGAGATGCATCCGGCGTTTGCCGGTTGCACGTTCTGGGTCGACGCGGACATCGTAAATAAGATGCTGGGGCAACGCGATAGCTATGCGTTGTCTGGATACGATGGCTTCCCGGCTCGCAAGCTCCCATCATGGACGGGGGGAATTTTGTGAGGAAACTTTTTTTCCTGGCGGTGCTCGCTGGCTGCTCGCCAAACACGCCTCCGGACCGCATAGACCTCCTGTGTGAGTGCTTCTCCACGGCCGCATTCGAGGCCTACAAGGCCAAGGTCGCCCCGAAGCCCCCGGAGCCGCACAAGGAGTGCTGCAAAGAGTGTGGTGGCACCGGACGAGTCAGGAGTGGCGACAACCTGTCGTGGGTTGCCTGCCCGTGCCCGGACACCTGCAAATGCAAGTGCAAGGACGGCAAATGCGCGACCAAGAAATGACTATCCGGGAACTCCAGGAATCCATCTGGAAGGACCTGCCCGTCATTCGTCGGAATCTCCTCGGGCGGGAGCGGGTCAACGACTTGATCGTCGTCTCGATCGAGCAGTCTCCGGTCGAGCTTTTCAGGCATATCACGACGGCCAACAACTCTCAGGAAATCGTGCTCGCCGCCTGGGGGCAGAGCGTCAAACGTGGATACTGCCTCTTGCACGAGTCGACCGACGAGAAGCAATTCGGCCCGATATTCTGGCTCCTGATCGGCCCAATGCTCCAGATTCTCTTGTCACGGCTCTTGGACTGGTATTTCAGATCGCCGAAGAACGCCGTCCTCATGCGGGGATGGAAGAGGAACCTGACGAATGACTGACGAGACAAAGCAGACGATCATCGACGTGGCCCTCCGCGCTGCTGAGCGTTTTGGCCTGCCGGTCGTAATCCTGGCGGCCATGCTCTGGATGGCCCGGGAGGCGGCTACTTCGGTTCATCACTCCGTAATCGTTCCAATGGTCGAAAGCCACACGCAGTTCCTGGAGGCGACCTCCCAGACGCTGCACGAGCTTGGCAAGACACAGGACCAACAGGCGGAGACGCTCCGCGAGATTGCCGTCAGCCAAAGAGACATTCACAACGAGTTGATGACGCAAAATAAGGAGACAGTCAAATGATCGCGAGCGTAACCGTCGGAACGACCCAGGTGCAGGTCCTACCCCCGCCATCGGGTAGGCCCTGGGCATTTGTGGCGATCGGCAACAACGGCCCGAGCAAGGCATACCTCAAGCTCGTTCCCGATGCCGACGCCGTCACAGCCTCGAACGGCGTCCCACTCGCGGTGGACTCCGTACTGATCTGTGATCAGGACCTCCAGAAGGAGCTTTTCCGGGGGAGCATCACGGCGATTGTGTCGTCGGGAACAACCACCATCTCGGTCCAGGCTTTCTGATGCCGTTCTGGGCAAACGAAAATACGATTTCCTTTGGCGGGACCGCCCGCATCCTGCGACCGCGAGCCACGACCGCCGCTTCGCCGCCGTGCGCCACGCCATCGTCCTTGCTCCTGCGCTTCGACGGGAACTTCAACGACTCGTCTGCCAATGCGTTGGCGGTGACGGCGAACGGTAATGCGGCGATCAGCACGGCAACGAAGAAATGGGGTGGCGGGTCTGGTCAGTTCGACGGGGCTGGTGATTACTTAGAAGTCGCAGACCAGAACGACGAACTCCAGTTTGGCGATGGCGACTTCACTATCGAAGCGTGGGTGTATCCGTTCGACTCTGTTACCGACCCAAACACAATCGTCGGGAGGCGTGCTTCTGGCGAAAGTGAACTGGCGTATGTGCTGTATGCGTTCCAGGGCAGCACATACCTTGTCGTGTCGTTTGACGGCTTGGGGTGGGGCATCAACGGCGGCGGCACGCAAACAGTTTTTAGCAACCAGTGGTCACACATTGCGCTGGTGCGGAGCGGCAGCAGTTGGAAGGTCTACGTCAACGGCGTGATGAGCCAGGAGGCCACGAATTCAAGCGCCGTGTACGCCTCGTCTGTCGCAACGAAGGTCGGTGGTGGCGGTGCTGGGAGCCAAGACTTCAACGGCTACATCGACGACGTTCGCATCGTGAAGGGGCTTGCCGTCTACACCGGCCCGTTCATCCCGCCAGCCGCACCGCTCTCGCCATGCGCCACGCCGGTGCCGGTGCAGCGAGAGTCCTCGCTGCTCATGCGTTTCGACGGGAACTTTACAGACTCGTCGCCCAATGCGTTGACCGCAACGGCACAAGGCAACGCCGTTGTCAGCACGACGCAGAGCAAGTTTGGCGGATCGTCGCTGTATCTGGATGGCTCAAGTACGGTGACGATTCCGTATGACGGGACGTTCGACTTTGGCGACGGCGACTTCACGATTGAAGCGTGGGTTCGGCCGTCTACGCCACAGCCTGATACTCCATACGGACTTGTCTGCGGCGGTGGATTCCCAAGCGGCTGGGCGTCGTACACTAACGGTGGCGACAATCAAACATCGCTGAACACAGGCACGCCATACTGGAGCGGCAACTCACTTGGGCCATCGCCCGCCGATGGCGTGTGGTCGCACATCGCTTTCACCAAACAAGGCACGCTATGTAGTTGCTACGTCAACGGAGTGCTAAACGGAACGGCGGAGATTAGCGGTTCATTCAATGCGAACAGCGAGCCGCTCACCATTGGCAGTGATCGGACTGAAGAAGGGTACAAATTCATCGGCTACATAGACGAACTCCGCATCGTCGAAGGCTTGGCCGTTTACACCGGCCCGTTCATTCCACCAACTGGGCCGCTAGCGGTAAACGCCACGCCTGTGCCGGTGCAGGCTGCGGCCAGCCTGCTCCTCAACTTCGACGGCAACTTCAATGACTCGTCGCCCAATGCGATGACGGTGACTGCGAATGGAAACGCGGTGATCAGCACGACCACGAAGAAGTACGGGTCTGGCGCGGCGTACTTCGATGGAGCCGGAGACTACGCTCAAGTCGCTGGGCAGTTGCCTTTTCAGTTTGGTGCTGGAAGTTGGACGATAGAGGCGTGGGTGAATCTTCCGAGCGAACCCACATCTGGACAAACGCTCGTGTCGAAGGCGATAGCGAATGTCTCCATTGATCAATCCAACAATGGACTGTCCGAAATAACGCTCGGAGCAGACGGTGACATTCGCGTGGTGCTTGCTGCGACTGGCGACTTTGGTGCGGGCTGGCTTGACCATCACTTCACCACTCCGTCTGGCAACTTCGCGGCAGGCACTTGGAACCATATTGCGGTGTGCCGGGATGGCGAGTACGTCAAATGCTTTTGGAACGGGTCAATGCTCGCATCGGTCCTGTACGGCCCTTATTCGATTTACCCATCGTCTGATGTTCCGGTGCTTGTTGGCGCGCGACACCTCAATGCGCTCAGTGAATTCGACCAGCACTTCAACGGCTACATCGACGACGTTCGCATCGTGAAGGGCTTGGCCGTTTACACCACCAACTTCACGCCGCCCGCTGCACCGTTGACGGTGAACGCCACGCCCTACGTTCCGCCGCCCGCGCCGCCCGCCACCGCACCAAGCCTCTGGAAAGCCGAAACCCTCAGACCCTTGTACCACTGGAGCACATGATCTATGGCCGCGCCGAATGCTAATAGTCCAACGAAGGTTGAGTTCAAGACCGCCCGCCTCGCCGCCACGACGGCATCGCAGACCATCGTGTCCTGCGGTGCGACGAGCAACATGGCGATTCGCGTCGTCAG